TGTTCCGCTAGTGCCACTCGTACCGGATGTAGCTGAAGTGCCTGATGTACCCGATGTACCTGCACTTGCATTTGTTCCTGAAGTACCTGAAGTACCTGCACTCGCATTTGTACCTGATGTACCGTTCACTCCACTTGTACCATTTACTCCACTAGTACCCGATGTACCACTGCTACCTGCAGTTAAGTTTGAACCTGATATAATATAAATTGTATTAGGGTCAGTTGTATTGCCTGCTAATAATGATGCGTATGAAGCAGATGTTAATGTAATAACATTTGTTGCTGCCGGTACATTTGTGTATATATCGTATATGTTTGAGATTAAGCTTCCGCTATAAACTCCTATTGATTGATTGATTGAACCAGTTACTCCTAAAGAGCCTGTGATTTGTGCTGAACCGGTGAATGGGAAATCTAATGATGTACCAGAAGTTCCTGATGAACCACCGCTTCCTGCAGTTCCATTTATACCCGAAGTGCCAGAAGTGCCTGATGTTCCATTGATGCCCGATGTTCCATTTATACCCGAAGTACCGCCGCTTCCAGCAGTTCCATTTATACCTGAAGTTCCTGAAATACCTGAAGTACCTGAACTTCCATTAGAACCCGCTGCTCCATTCGTACCATTGATACCCGAAGTTCCATTTGCACCTGATGTTCCTGAAGTACCCGAAGTGCCACTAGCACCAGCTGAACCGGTGATTACCATACTATCAATTATATCGGTATTAAAATCTCTTAGTAACGCTGGGGTAATTAAACCTTGTGTGTTATCGGGGAAGTTACCTTGATTTACCGCTTCTAATTGGGTTTTATTTAATATTGACATATGTTAATTAATTATTTTGCTGTGTTTGTGAATATGGTACTTGTGTTTGTCCAATACCTTGTTCAATTAATGCACCATTGCAACATTTTCTACTATATGTGTTTGAATTCACACATAAGCAAGCTCTACGATTATTTTTTGGTGAGCTCTTACCGCGTGTAGGCCCCAAATAAATACCTGAGGTTTCTTTAAAACGGGCTAAATAAGCAGGAGTTGGCATATAAATGTTTTACTAATTTAACAATCAATTCGTAAGTTGTAGTTGATTATTTTGATTTTGCTATCATTTCTTTATGTAGCAGGTTTTGTAACTGATTATAATCTGATTGATATGCTAGAAATAATAAACATTTCTCTAATGGTTGGATAGTGATTTCATCAATATTGCGGATATCTCCTCCTGCGAGTAAGATGAGAGCGGCGTAGTTTTTCCATTTGTTGCTAAAATTGATTTGATGCTGGGTGCTACTTCCGGCATCTCCATCAAAGAGTTCTGGATAGCGCTCAACGAGTCCACTAACGTACGCACAAAAAAAAACAAACACCCCCAATGAACGTCCATTGTTACATCTAAAAACTTTTCTTCATCTATCCATCCCGCATATGATTGTATCTCATATAGGCCTGATGTCTTATGTAATACTGGTCTATATAGTATGCTCATTATCTTTGCCCAATTCTCATCCATTTGTATTGTGTCCCATTTAGTAATATCTAAATAAGCACCATAAGCCATATTAGCTAAGTTAGGTTCAAATCCATATTCTCTACCATCTACCTGTATAAACTTTTGTAGTGGTAATTCAGTATTGTTCATAAAGTTTGTGATATCCGCTTGTATCTTTCGCAATGCACCTACTTCTAATCCATATAGGTATTGTGGCGGAAACTCACATAAGTTATCTAATAGTGCTGCTAAATACCCTTCATCGGTGTCACCATATGTTTTTAAGTCAGCTTGTAGTTTTAGATACTGTCTTAGTGTTACTGCTTTCCAGTCAGTTGGTACACTTATCGTTATTGTTTTTTTCTCTTTCATATTATCTTTGGTTTTTCTTTTCCCTATATTGTTCAGGATTAATTAACTCTAAGTTTGTATTAATTGGAACTGATGTTACTGCTTTTATATCAACTGTATTTATCTTGTCCAACATTAAGGTTTGTAATTTTTTATTTAATGAATTCCTTTGATGAACAGTTGCCATTAAAGATGCTTTAGCTTCTCTTAATTCATCTAATAGTTTCCTATTGATTGCTTCAGTATGGGCTACATATTCTGCCATTCCCATAAAATCCTCCTTAGTTAAATTATCTAAGTCTACTTGTTCGTTTTCCATATTATCTAATTGTAATTGAGTATTTACCTTTGTTTGTTGCGGATTGTGATAACCTCATCATTCCTACATAACGCGCTGCATCTAATAGGTGATTGTTAAAATCAACCGGTCTATCTAATTGTCTACCAAAGCGGTCTGTTTCCCATTCGTAAGAATAAAATTCATTTACTAAGTTCTGACAGGCTTTGGGTATCTTTAGTTTATAATTACGAAGGACACCAATACCAAAGTTTATTGAATCCTTTCCTTTCACTACTGGTCTTATATTAAATCCAGCTCTATTTAATTCTTCAATCATTCTTGGTTCTGAGGAATCAGCCCATATCTCCTCTCTACCATTAACAAGCCCTTTTAAGAATTCTATTATATCACTTGTTACCATTCCTCTTTCATATAGATGTTCTAAGATGTATATCTCATTACCATTCATACGCCAAAGTGAAACAAGGCCACAGGGATCCTGGCTATATCCGAAATCCAAACCATACGAAATGAACTCCGCATCATCCGGTAACCATTCTACTATTTCAAAATCATAGATTGCTTTCTCATTCGTTGTGTACTCACCCAATGCATAGACTTGATATGCTTTAGGATTTGTATTCTTTAAATCCTCTAACGCTTTAATCACACTCTTTTCTAAGAATGGATTGTTTTTATAATTGGTGAAGTATCTCGTACAATCTTGCATTTCTCTTAACCAATGCCAGGGTGATATAGTCGGGTTGTATGATAGGATAATCTTGCCAGTAGTTCTTATAGATAATTCCAAATAAGCAGAACTATCTAATTCCGATGCTTCTTCTATCCATAAAATAGAACTCTTAATCCCTCTTAATTTCTGTGGGTCATCTGTTGAAATGAATTGTATTTCAGAACCCGTATAAAAAGAATATACACGGTCTGTGGCATTCCAATCGTTTTCAAACCATAAACCCAAACCTTCCATTACTTCTTTGAAATCTTTCATCACCGTCCTTTTCAAACTTGGCACTGTCTTTCTTACAATTGTAATATCTTCTTTACCTTGCAATGCCTGTACGATACACCACTGGATTGCAGAATACGTTTTACCCGAGCGCGAGCCACCTATGAGATGACAAACCCTTGTAGGACAATCATTGATGTGCTGATACGATACTGTACTATCTATATTAAGATTGCTCATTAGGTATTTCCTTTTGTGTAATATTTACGGAAATCTGTTGAATTCTTTGTTCAATTTCACCTTTGAGCTCTACTCGGCTTTGTTTTGGAAGATGAAACTCCAACATTTTGAGTGCAATATCAACTGCACCCTTTGGGTCTTTCTTCATTAAATCTTCCATAATAGCTGGTAGATTATCCAATACTTTGTTTGTAGCACGCGCAATACTCAACTTCATCATTTCGGTTGAACGATTGATTGCTCCTTTAGGTCTTCCTGTTGCTAGTTTATTTCCTTTTTGAAACGCCATTGTTTTCCTGTGTTATTTAAACATCTTACACCTTTTAACACTTTACCTTACCTTTGTAGTTAAACCCCTCAGGATTAGGTTATAATATGGCTGAAAGTAATCCTGATATTAGTCATCAATAAAAGGATTCTTCTTAGAACTTCTGAAATGTTGTTTAATCTTTCGTACATTTAGGAATGAAGTAGATTTACTTATTCCAATCTCTTTACTTAATCTGTCCAATGTCATATCGGGTGTAAAGAAGTATATCTCTGCTAACTTTGCAGCTGGCCATAATTTAGTCTTTTGTAATTCGTCTATCTCACTTACTACTTCATCATATACCTTTTGTATATTCATGTCTCTATCGGTATCGTATTCGGTATCCTTTGTATCCCATTCATTAGATAAGGGACGGAGTTTAGCATTTCTCTTTAGTGAATTAATATATCTACTCTTTATAAATGAATAAAGGTATAACATATTGAAATCATCTGCACCATACCATATTTTAGGATTAATCTTTTCCGAGAGGTAAAGGTAGAGTTCAGCCACTAAGTCCTTAGCACTCTCTCTATCACCTGCTATATTGTAAGCGGCTGCAATTAACCAATCAGATTTCTGATGATATAATCTTGTCAACCTTCTATTATTTTCTGCAAGTGTTTGCTTGTTTGTCATTAAGCTCTATCTCTTATAAATGCTTTTATATCATCAAGACATCTTACCCATAATCCAGCTGATGATTTGCACGAACAAGGTTGGTTCTCAGCCTTACCTCTTATTCTCGTACAATTTTCCCATAACTTTCTTTGTGCGTTTACATCTGATGGTAGATATACCCCGATTGCATCCATTTCAGCTTTTATGATTTGAAATTCTTCATAAGTGAATGGTGCATAATTAATTGCTTGTGTTGTTACTATTTCCATTATATTATATTATATAATATAAATATAACGGAATTATCCTATAACTTTATTTGTCCGAAGTCCTCACATCCGAAGAACTTATCTAATTTATCTTTTCTTCTTTCACATCCGCAATCATGCGTTTTGAAAAAGGTCCATGCTATCCAATGTGCCAGTTCCTTGCCCCAGCCAAAGGTAATAACGTTTATCAGGCTTTCTAGCCAACTCCCAAAAGGGAATATACATTTATTTATCTGCATATCTTAATTCTTTTCCTTTGTAAAGTTCTGCACGTCTATGTAGATAAGTTAATAATGAATGATAATTTATATGAAGTTGAGTTGCACAATCTTTAATTGATTCGTATCTATTACCATCAAAGATAACTGCTGTGTTTTTTTGATTTCTTAAACCTATATTAAATGAATGTTTAATATTTTGGCTTCTCGTACACCATTCTAAATTATCTAAATTATTATTTTTTTTATTACCATCTTTATGATTTACTTCATAACCTTTGCCAGGTTTTGGACCTATAAAAGTTTCTGCAACCAACTGATGTACCCTTCTCCATTTTCTTATTTTCTTGCCATGATTCTCAGTTATAAATAGTCCAACTTCCCAATATCCTCTATTGTGTGGTTTAGGTTGTATTTCATAAGGTACACCACCGTTTAGGAATGTCCTATGTGGTTGTATGTTTGAATAGACTCTACCTGTATTTGATACAAAGTATCCAGGATAATCCTCTAATCTTTTTAATTGTATTTTGTTACTCATAATTTATTTCTTTTAGCTTTATTTATTTCTTTAAGTTTTGTTTTGTTTACTATAATTTCTCTATCTAATGGGTCTAACTCATAAATTGTTAATTCATTCTGTATAGCTTGTGTATCTAATAAGTCCAAATAGCATCTTCTCATATCTTCTGAAAGTTTATTCTTACTAGCATTTTGTGCTTTTGCTTCAAGATATGCTTGAGATTTTGTATGGTCTTCTTTTACCGTTTCTTCTGAAATATGTTTTTTTATTATCTTATCAACTATTGCGCTGATTTTATATCCATGCTCATCACAATATGCTTTAAGTAACTGATGGGTTTCTGGTTGTATTTGTATCATTGAATATTTCATTATACATTTGTTTTTTTACTTTGTGAATCAAGATAATACTGAAGGTCATTAATCATTTCAATTACATCTTCTCTAGTAAGTTCTAAATTAAAGTGACTAAGGTCATTAATGTAATCAATTGGATTAATTGAAAAAATAAAAGTACCATCTGTTTTTAATACGATTTCTAATTCTGATTCATTGTCTGTATAAACTTTTCTTGTTGCCATAATTTTGTTTTTTTTAGATTATTAATTAAATTTTTATAAAGATACTAAATTTTATTGATATTACCAAATGAAGTTTTACTGGTTAGACACAACACTACTTTGGAAATTTTGTACATTTCTTTTTTATTTAAAATAGGTCTTATACATTGGTATCATTACTGATTATGTAAAGAGTGTGTGATAAGAACCATAATCAATTCCACTCAATATACTATCACCTATTCCATTTTTGTCCTGAAGGGGATTCCTTACCGCTATGTTTCTATATTATTACAATAGTGCAGCTACTAACCCTCCGTATTACCTGTGTCTCTCAGGTTGAATATTGGACTGTTTATATTTTTTAATAATGTTTTTAAGAGTTTTTTCTTGTTTTAAAGTTAATTCTTTATTTACTTTTAATAACGATTGTACAAAATTAGATTCCCAATCATTTAGTTTATAGTTTAATAATTTAGTTAAGTTAGAAAATAAAGAAGCTTCCATACATCTTTTAGAGATATATTGATTAACACGCATTGAATCAGCACTATATTTCATAGTAGGATTCCAATTTGTTCCCTTTTGATTTGAAAATCTATCTTTTGCCATTATTATAAATTTTAGTTATACAAATATACGAAATATACTTGATATTACCAACCAAAGAAGCGCTTGTTTTCGTTTCATTTGAGTTGCCATTGTTTATCGTTTTGTATATATAAGTATAACCATTTTATAGAAAACGATAAAAAATCATACTTTTTTTGGAAAAAGTTATCCACAGCCTAAATTATTGATTTCCAACGTATTATGCATGTTATTGATTGTCAGCTAGTTATGAAATGTGGATAAAATAATCCCTAAATTATTTGGTATATTGGTAAAAACTTCGTATATTTGATATATAAACAATTAAACCCAAGTCCCTAACGGGCAATAAAAATGGCAAAAAAAGCTAAAAAAGTAGTAAACAAAGTAAAAACTGACCACACCATCTATGACAAAGTAGCTATTAGACAAGCACTTGTAAAATTACATAGAGATTATGAATTTCAAGATTTAGGATGGAATGAGGATTTGTATGAAAGTAATAAAAATTATCAACGTAATTTTAGAGTATTATGTAATGATTTCTTTCCTTTGTTTTTTAACTTTTGTGCTAATGAGCATGAAATGAATCCTATTCTATCTTGTGAAAGAGCAGCAGAAGTACTTAATGAAGTTGAAGAAGAAATACTTTATTACAATGAGGATGAAAGACCTAAAATACAAGACCTTACAACTGATGAAATTCTATTTGCATCTGGTTTCTTTATGTCAATGTTTTTGATTGAGTATTGTAATTGGTCTAAAAAAAGAGTAGATTATTTATTTGATAATTTAAGTAAATTTAATAAATAAATTTGGTAATATGGATTATTCTTCGTACATTTGTATTTCATAGGTAAGAGGCCTGCCAGCCTTATATATTTGAGTTAATTATGTTACAACAAAAAAGAGGGGGTGTTTAACACCTCCTTTTTTATGTCCATACACTTACCTCACTATGTATGAGATAACCCCAAGCAACCGTTCCTATTAGGTCTGGTAAGAGCAAAAAAAAGCCCGAACTTAATCGGGCTTAGTGAGGTAGATAAACTATTAGAAATATAATGGCAATTAGATAAAATATAGAATACCTCACTTCGTATATAAATATATTATTATTCTTTTATTGGTACGCAATTTGGAACTTCGCGGCCATCCAGGTCCTTAGTACCTATTTGTTCGTATCCATCCCAACACGGTCCATCTTCACCTTCAGGTGCTAAATTAATTCCTTTATAAGAATCTTGTCTTAATTTAGATGCTATTTTGGATTGAGCACTCATATCTTTTGATTTGCGATATGTGTTGTAGCAAATTGCTGAACCTTGCTCTTGTCCATATTCATCCACTATTTGTGAAATACATTCACTAACATATTCTTGTTCGGTTTGTCCTTTCTTTGGTACTGGTATTGGCATAATATTAAATTTTGATTTATCGGATATTTTTTGTATCTTTACATTTAACAATTAACATAACATATGTTGTTAAATGTCAAACACAAGTTATAAATGTCTAGACCTAAAAACCCAAATAATAATTACTTTAATCAATCCGTAGAAGATGCAATACATCAGTATAATCTTTCAACTAATGATGCTGAGAAAAATAAGTTGTTCAGAATAATATATCCAGCCTTATTCAAAGTAGCGGAGGTATGGTATAATAAAATAAAACCTACCTATGTAGAATTACCAATGGAAGATTTACAGGCAGACTGTTTATGTTTCTTAGTACAAAAAATGCATATGGTTAAGGAAGGTAAAGGTAAAGCATTTAGTTACTTAACAGTTACCGTAAGAAACTATTATATTCAACAGAATATGATAGCTTATAGAAAAAAATTAAAAGGATATTCCTTAGATGCTTTACCTGATACGTTTGATATAGAAGATGTGGAAACTGATAGAGTTCAACAAATGGAAAGTAATGCTGCTCTATTTGATTCTTTTATGGAATATATGGAAGAAAACTTTGGTGCTATGTTTCCAACTAAATCACAAAGTAAATTTGGTGAGTTTTTAATTCCAAAATTAAAAGAGAATTTATTAATAATGGATTCTAATCGTAGACAGATGTTAAATGAAATTGCTTCTGAATCAGGTATTGATAGAGGAGTAGTAACAAAACATCTTAGTAAAGTTGCTTCTCAATTTTCTGCCTTCAAAAAATATTATGTAGAATTTGGTAAGAAACCAGAATTCGAAAAAAAGTTACAACTTACTAAATCTGATAAAGGATATATTATAAAAAATTACAAACACTATTCTAAAAAATTTGGATTAGAGGCTATGGCTCGTCAATTAGGTGTAGAATATGAAGTAGTAAAAAATTGGGTTAGTCAACGAGAAACGTTACCCCATTGATTTCAATCTTATCAATTAAGTCATAAACAAAAGTTCTATAATCTCCTTTGTTCATATCATAGAATATCATATATCCTAAAGCATTATAGTTGTATGGTACGCCTGGACTTCTAGATGGTCCATCAAATGTAAATACTTCTCTACCATTGTAATCATCACCTTCAATTGTTCGTCCCCATATTTTTAATGGCACGTTCTTATTTGTTAAGGTTAAAGAGCGTAATCTTCTAACACCAATCCTTTGTGGCTTTGTTTGAAAATGTAGTATTCTATTTAGTACTTTATTACTATCCATATTATTATACAATTGGTCCACCAGTCACCCACGCATCGCAGGTTCTACTTGCAGCACATTTAAAATCAAAAGCCTCGCAGTATCCTAATACACCTGCTTCTATACTATCGTAAGGGTCTACGCCTTCTTTTCCGATTCCTTCTGCAATACATTCCAATATTTCTGGAGTTCTATAAAAGAATGCGCAATTACCACATAAGGCTTTTTTTGCACTTTCAACATCTCCTTCAAATTGTCCTGCTTTTGCTTCCCAATATTCTTCGTTTGGTTCTTCGGGATTGAGTGGTCCATAATTTGCTTGTTTAACAGCTACGTGTCTATTATAAAGATTTAATGCAATGTTTTGTGTTGCTTCAGGACATTCTTGAAAGTCTTGTAACACAGGTGGAACATCACCTAATAATGCTGGTGCGATACTGCCACTAACCGGTTCTCCACCATAGCTTGAATCTACTGATGGTTGTTGTGATTCCATTTTTGTATCTGCTTTTGGATGTCCTTTAGGTAATAAATCGTAATCAGTTGTGTACTTTGGATTTTCTGGTCTACCATTCTTTAGTAAATATAAATAAGCATTTACTCTAGCGTATGCCCATTGTTCTGCTGATTGTACTCTTGGTGAATGTGATGTATTGAATGCACCCAATCCTCTTTGGAATACTGATTTTAATTGTCCTAATGTAGCGTTACCATTCTTAGTATTAGATTCTTTTTTATTAAAATCATCAACCTTACCTTGTAATGTTTTCTCTTGCTCAGCAGTTACTTTAGCAGATTTGCCTGATGCATCTCCTTTAGCAGTACCTTCACCTTTAGGGTCTTTATTAGGTGTATCACTCTTTGGAGCTTTAGGTGATTCTTTAATTCCACCTCTAGGTCCTACTTCAGCATTTTCTACTAACTCACCTAACTCTCTTAATTTATTTCTACTCCAACTTAATCCGCTCTTTCCTCCCCATGCATCATACATAAGTTTCCCACAGCCATCTCCATAGGCAGTTGATGATTCTAAATCTTTTTCATGTCTACTTAAAAAAGAATACATGCGCTTAATTGTATCTAGACTAATTGGTTCACCTTTGGCTAACTGGTTTGCTCGTTGCTTTCCAACCGGAGTTCCACAAGAACCCCAACCATTTTTATCTGCCCATTCTAATGCTCTCTTTGCATTTCCCTTAACTCCAGATGGGTAATCAGAATATGATTCTAAATCAATTCTTTTTTTTTTATTGTAGCGATTATCTTTAGAGATAACTGCTCTAATCTTTTTTAATACAATTTCTGCTTCAAAATCATCTAAAGTATCAATATCTTTTTCCATTAGTTCTAATTCTACTTTCGCAGCAGCTACTAATGAATGTGAAAATAATCCTTCAATACTAAATCCAGAGAATTTTTTTTCTTTTATTTGTTGCCAAACTTTATCATCTGTCACTTTAAATATGCCCATCCATGTTCCTATTGGTACTGAAAATCCATATAGAGCTGATTTATCTTTAGTTGTTGATTCTGTAATCCAGCTTTCTACTAAACTAACACCATCTATTCTTTTCTCATGCTCCACTGTCACAGCATCATTATATTTGTTTTTTAAATACTTTTGTGCTAATTGTTCTATCGTTTCTGGCTTTAAGAATACATGGTAACTATTACCTTCACCATCTATACGCAAGATACGCTTGTTCGGAATTAAAATAGGACCTAAAACTAATTGCTTTTCTTCATCTACTTTTTCAAACTTAATTTCTTCTTTATCAAACGCAACCCACCCTAATTCTATTGCAGGAGAAGACACAAGCGACACAGCATACACCTCATCGCTTTCATCTAAAATTTTTAGTTCATATACTAATTCTTCTTTTATCATAATCATTTAACAATTTATCTTTGATTTGTTATCATATATACATATATATTACTAACCACCGAATGTTGCTGCAACGTTAGTTCTGCGGTCTAAAGCTTGCTGGCTTGACACCTCACCACTTACGACAAAAGCTCTAATCGGCTTTCCGCTGGCTGCTCCAATTGTTTCTGCAATTTGTGAACCCGGTGTTGCCGCTTGTGTACCTCCTATTACAGGAGTTGGTGTTCCTGCAACACTTGGTGTTGCTATTGATGCACCTCCACCCGCTGCAGCCGAACCTGCGCCTGATGACTGTGATTCATATGTTTGTGCTTTAATTAAAGCAACTTTCTTATATCCAAATACTAATGCCGCAGCCGCTGCAGCTGCACCTAACGCAGGTCCAACAACAGGAATTACTGCAAGAGATTGGAATGCTTGAATTGCTGCTTGTAATGTTCCAATAATTGCTTGTGCAATTTGTGTTTTCTTATTTTGCTCAAATGCTTTCTTTCTTATCTTTTCTTCTTCTACTGCATTACCTTTTGCATTTTTAAGGTCTTGCTCTTGCTGCATTTTATTTACTTCACTAGCAGCACTGAATATACCATTTATTGCACCCAATACATTTGTTGCATAACCTAAGTAAGCATTTAATTCAGCATTGTTTACATCCTTTCTTTGTTGTGAGTACTTCTTTTGTATATCAGTTGAAGCCGATTCAAACTCCTCTTTACTTATTTTTTTCTTATCGTATTGAAGTTTTAAATCTGCTAATTCTTTATTTTCTAATTCATTTATAAGTGCTAATCTATTGGCATAATATGCTCTAGTTCCTTGAATTAGGGTTTGTCCGTTTAGTTCTAATAATCTTAATCTTTTATCCGAAGCGTCTTGTTGAGCAGCTAATAATTTAGCAGCATCTTCATCATCATACTTTTTATTAATTGCAGATATTTCTGCTCTACCTTGCTCTAATACTGCTGATTTATCTGTAATACCAGCTTTGTCTAATGCTAATAATCTTTCGTTTTGAGCTATTCCAGCTTTGTATATCTCCTGGTCTCTTGCAGATAAAGATGCAACATAAGCATCGTTTACTACTTTATTACCTTCATCTAAAATCTTCTTAGCTTTTTCTAATTCCTCATCTCTATACTTCTTATCAATTGCAGCTAATGCTTTTGCCTGTGCTTCTTTTAATTGAGTTGTATCATCACCATACTTAGTTGCAAGATATAAAAGTTTATTATAGTGTTCATTTACTTTATATTCTTCTTGCTCTCTTTCAGAAAGTAATGCTAAGAATGCTTCTTTTTGTCCATCTAATAATTCCTTTTGTTCCTCCTCTCTAATTTTCTTAGCTTCTTCAGCTGCTTTCTTTAAATCATCACCTTGTTCTTTTAGATTTTCTTTTTGAGTCTTGGTCATCTTTTTAGTACCAGCCTCAAATCTATCCATTGAACTATCGAAATTTTTACTAAATCCAGTTACACTTTCTTTAGCATCACTCCAAGCACCTTTGAAATCACCTTTAAGTAATTTAACTACTGCTCCACCTAATTTACCTAATGATTGGAATACTGCAGTAATTGCTGAATATACAACACTAAATGCTTTACTAACATATGGTAATGCTTGTGTTGCTAGTTCTATAAAACCATCTATTAACGGCATTATAGCTTCTAATACACCATTAAGAATCTTTTCTAAACCAATCATTAATGGTTCAAACTTCTTTACTGATTCTTCTGATTTACTAAATGCAGCCGCTATACCAGCTACTGCAGCTACTATTAAACCAATACCAACTGCTTTAAATGCTGCACCAAATGATTTAGTTGCAATTTCTAATTTTCTAAATCCACTTGCAATTGCACCAATGGGACCTGGCGCTTCTTCCAATTGGTCTGCAAATGATTTAGCACCAACCTTAGCTTCTTCTAACGCATCCTCAACATCTTTAATATTAGCGGATAACCTTTTAAACTCAGCAGAACCTGCAGCAGTTTCTTTCAATTGCTTTTTAAGTTCTTTCAATTGTTTAATAGAAGGCTCAATGTTTGTGTCAACATCTATTTCTACTTCAGTTTTATATCTACTTGTATTTTCGGCCATGGCTATTTCTTACGTTTTAATTTTCTTTTTATAAACTCTTTTAGCTCTTTCCAAGTAGATGGATATTTGTATTTACCTTTGGCAATATCAATATTTTCGGATACACCATAGAATGGGTGCAAGTTTAGTATATCAATTATATTCTTAATCATATCCATTTAACATTTAAATTCGGTTTTGTAATTGAGGGTTTAGAGGAAACAAAATCATACACTTATCGTTGTAATGTGGATATCCCACTTCAAACTCCTCATTTATTAGATATATTGGTTTTAATACAAATGGTTCTACCATAAGATTTATACACTTCCAACCACCATCTTCTATATCAGTATTGGTAGTCCAACGTGTGAATGAGGTAGCAAGTAGGTATTTACTCCCACTTCTTTTTATGTTATCTAATGCTTTGTGTACGTTTTCGTTTGTTAGGTGTCCTAAACAATCTCTAACAAATACCAAATCAACTTTAGGTAAATCATCTGATGTTATATCTAATGCTCTAAAATCTACACCTTCGTATTTAGATTTGTTTTCCTCAATTAAAGGTTTTACAATATCTGCACCTATATAAGATGCTCCACATAAATCAACGTTCTTCATCCAATTCCAATCTCCGCATGGGATATCTAAAATAGATTGTATATTATACTTTTGTAATAATACAGGTAATTCCTTACTAATTGATTTTGCATATTCTATTTCAGAACCTAATCCACTAACACTTTCAGCAGATTGCCATAAGTTCTTTTGGTATATTTCAGTAAATGTTTCTTCTAATTTATGCATAGTATCCATTCCATTTAATGTTTGAGTAGTATCCATATAAATGATTACTCCATACCAAACCTAAACTTGGATAACGTGTTAGCATTTCTAATGGTGTTAAATCCGATTGTTGGTGTGCTTCGTATGGGTTTATCAAATGATGTTCATTATGATAAAAATCTACTCCACCTTGTGGGCATATATAAGGTACTGCTACCAATACATTCTTACATCTACTCAACACATTATGTGAATCTTCAATTGTAAGATGTTCTAATACATCTCCTATAATTACAAAATCATAATCAGATATATCGTAAGTTACAATATCTCCAACGTATATATTTTTATATTTTTCTGATAGATTGTATGCCTCTACATATCCATCATAGATTTCTAATCCATCTATATGGTAACCTAATGGTTTTAAGTAATCTGCATATGTTCCAACACCAGGTCCTACATCTAATATTTTAGATTCAGTTGTGGTGTTATTTTTAATAAATTCAATTGCTTCAATTTTTCCGTAGTGATATGAATGTGGCATTATTTTAATATTGTTTTTTGTGCTGTTTCTTGTACTTGTTTCCAATAATAGGAAGATGCTCTAGTTTCATCAACTTGTAAAACCTCATCATAAGGTAATTTACTAATGTACGCACCTTTAAAAAATAAACCTGCCATATCAACCGTAACACCGGCATTGTGAAGTATCCAGTGTTTTTCAATTCTATCAACCGGGTCAGTACTCCAACCAAAAGAAATTCTGTCATCAACTTTAGTTTCGTGTCCTGATAACCAAGCATTCCAAAGTAAACTCCACATACCAGCTGTCCATTTCTGAATTGGATAATCACCTTCATACTTTTTTACATATAACGGTTCAACTTCACAAAAGTAATCATACATTGTGATAGCATCTTTTTCTACTTTATTCCAAAATTCCCAACCCTCTCCATTTACAATATACTGAGCTCCACCTGAATGTGAGTTCATTAACTTTGGTATTCTTTTATCTATACCAATAATTTCACACATCTTCTCATAGATGGCATTATCTTTTTGTTGGATATAATCGTAATTGATATAAGAGTTGGTATCACTTAAACTCCATACATTTGTTTTACGAACCCAATCTAACTCAGGTCTACGCGTAAATATGATATCACTATCGTGTAGGAAAAGAACCTCGTCCTTCAACTCTGGATGAGCTTTGAGGTGATTACTCATTAAGTTAAAGTAAATGGCAGGAATGTACTTAAAATCACTCCTGGTATCATTGTAAAAGAAGAACCTTACAGTGTTGTAATGATTTTGTAGTTTCCTCCAATCTTCAGGTACGATATCATTATTTATCGCACATAGAATATCAATTTTGTTTGGGTTTACTCCATGCTTAATGAAGTTG